GCGTACGGGTTGCTGATCTCATACGGCACGCCGCCGGACAAGAGTGTCCCGCCTTGCGTATGGAAGCGAATGTAGCCCTCTCCAAGCTCGATCACCATCGTCTGGGTAGTCGAGTATGTAAACGGGATCAATCGTGTCTTCTTGGTGCTGTCTTTCACCTCACGAACAAAAGAAAAGCCAGATCTATTTTCGGCTGGCCCTTGTGGTGTGGCGATGAAGTTGCGGAGCTTTGCAGCACCCGTCTGATACTTCACATCGTCAATGCGGCCAAACATTTCAGGCGACATTTCGCCGCCAGAGAATGCTCGGCTATAGATGCGGGTATTGGCCATGCTTATCTCCCAGATGTCCAGGGCACGATGTGCTCAAGGTTAATGCGTCGTTGGTTGGCGTCGGATACCTCGGCTTGCGAGATGTAACCCATTGCCATCTGTGTGCAGCGTTTTGCTTCGGCCGCACCTTGATCGCCCTTGATGATAGGCCCAGCAAGCATGGATGCCAAATGCCATGACAGCGCCATCGTGAACAGTGGACTGAATACAGTCGTGTCGGTCACATAGGCTGTGTAGCGCAGCGTTGCGCTTTCTTGGTTTGTGTACAGCACATGCTGGCCATCGGCCAACACTTCAACAGAGAATGGCTGCGGTGTGTAGCGGCCGGCAGCAATCACTGGGCTGTAGTTGTGTGCGAATTGAGGTGTGTCGCTTGGGACAAAGCGGCTTGCGTAGTCGTCGTTTGCATCAGGCGGCATGACGGCGATGATGTTCAGCACGTCGTTCGGAACCGCGTACGCGTATTTCCATTCTGGCCATGTTGCCTGCAATGAAGCCAGCGTAATGCGGCGCATGCAGAAATTCCAAAAGTGCATCTCGAGCAAAGAGTCTCGAGCGATAGGATAAAAGCGGGCGCAGTGTTCAGCTTGAGCAGAACCCTCTGGCGGGCGAATGCTGGCTACGGTGGCGTTGTCGCCCAGGTGTCCCAGAGCCAGGTTACAAATATCTACTTCTGATGCCATCGTGGCCTCCTATAAGTGAAAAAGGGAGCCGTGGTTTCCCAGCGGCCCCCTTGACTACAGTACCCGACAAGTCGGATTACACAGAGCCTTAATCCGCGCTTGCACGCTTGGCTTTGGGCGTCCACTTCTTGGCCGGAGCCTCTTCAGTGGTTACCTCTTCAGCCTCGACTTGCTTTTCCTTTGCAACTTCCTTCGGAGCACCAGACAAGTATTCCAGGTTGGTGTTCTTTGGGCCGTCGTATTCGAAGACATCGCCTTCATGACGAATGCCGTTGTCAACGAAACAAAGTGTTTTTGCGCGAACTTGTGCCATGTGTTATCTCCCTTGTTAGACCACAGTGAAGCCAGAAGCGTAGAACTTCTTGCCGTCCTGGATGGTAGTGACGATGTCAGTCGTTACTTTACCCGCGCTGTTGGCGCCAACTACGGTGTAGCGAGCGCCCAAGTAACGGCGGCCTTTTGAGCCGATCAACGGGTTTAGACGAACTGCCACGTTCTTGCCAAGCACCAGGTCAGCAGTAGCGATTGCGCCAGTCGCGCCGATGACTTCCACGTTGGTAGTCAGAGCAGCGTCGTCAGCGATGATCGCTTCAAACTTTGTAGACGTGCCACCAGCAACAGCAGTGGTGATTGCGAAGTTCATGTAAAGATCTTCGCCTTCGCCAATGTCGCGGGCAACAGACAAGTCGATCGTGTCAGTAGACACAGCCGAAGTGTCAGTCAAAGTAACAACCTGGTCGGTCGATACGCGGAGGAGTTTATCGGTAATCATGGTGAATTCCTTTCAGGGTTAATGGGTTGATTAGGACACAACAGCTTCAGTGTTGAGAATTGCGTCAACACGGCGAAGCGGAACGCCCAGGAACGACAACCAGCTATATGGTGTGCCGAATTGGCTCAAGCCCTCATTGATCTTCAGAACGTATTGGCTCTTGTCGAGAGCAGCGATGCTCAAGCCAGAGTGCACAGTACGGTTCATGTAGAACGCAGCACGACCCATTGCCATGTTAGGAATACGGTACAGCGAGCGAGCCATCAGCTTCACGATGTTAGTCGCAGCAGAGGCAGCTTGAGTACCAGTTTGACCGATCAAGTCAGACACGTCGATGTTCGCGATACGAACAACATAGCGCCAGTCTTTAACGACCAAGCCGTTCTTCCACTGGTAGCGAGTTGCGTACGCTTGCAGACGAGTACCGTCGCTGTTGTACACAGTTTGCTCGCCGAGATCTTCGTGGATCAAGCCAGCTTTAGAGCCTTTAGGGAAGTGGCAGTACACAGTCTGGTCGCCCCAAACAACGAGGTACACAGATGTGTTGTCCGAACCAGCGCCACCAGCAGACAGAATGTTCTGTGCGTTAGTAGCAGACAGGCTGGAGTAACGTGCAGCCAAGCCCAAGAATTGCTTTGGATCTGTACCAGGGTTACCGTAGAACAGAGTCGTAGCTTGAGTTTGGTTCATCGCTTCCAAGAAGGCAGTGTCTTCAGACAAGCGGAATTGAGCGGTGTTACCGTTCAACATAGCCAAGTCTTTGTCCACTTCCGAACGTGCTTCAAGGATGCCAGCAGCTTCGTCAACTTGTGCAGTTGTCGATTTGCTAGAAGGGATACCTTGGTTCAGTGCACGCCAGTAAACAGCAGGCAGACCAGTACGAACAACAACGCGTTCACCAGTAGGCAGGTTGCCTTCTTTGAATACGCAGTCTTCGAGGATCTCGTTAGATTGAGAAAGCAATTCAGCGATGATCGGAATACGACCATCAGGATCGCTACGCTTGGCCCAATCGGCCAGGGTGAGGTTTGAAGTAGAAAGGGTGCTCATTTGAAACTCCTATTAAGGTTGCTGATTTGAATACAGTGCGTTCGCTTTTGCGTTGAAGTCCTGCGGGCCACCGGCTTTATTGCCTGCGCCTACAGAGTTCCCCACAAAGGTGTCCTCACTGATAGCCTTGCCTGCTCTGAACATGAACCGAATCACTTCGGGGTTGTTGCCCAGACCAGACTCATTTAGCAGCGCACGCAGTTCAGGTGTGCCGAATGAATCGAGTGCTTTCTTGGCCACGGCCAGGTTTTCTTGCAGCTTATCGCCGCCGAATTCCTTGTCCGATTGAGCCTGCTGCGCCCATTCATTTCGTACCATCTCAACTTGAGCCATCTGACGTTCGGCAATTTTCGGCCCCATCGTCTCGACTAGCTTTTGTGCAGCCTCTTGTGTCAGGTTAAGTTCCTTGGCGATGTCCGAGAATTGACCTATTACTTCGGCGTCAAATTCCTTGCCTTCAGGGGCAGTGAATTCGTACTTTTCAGGTGCACCTTGTGGGGCATCACCCTTTCCATCACCTTGGGCACCGTCAGTATTGGCCGGCTCCGCGGCTTGCTGACCCTGGCCTTCAGGGGCTTGCTGCTTATCTCCGTACAGAGCGTCAGCCGTCGCTGGGTTCCCTACGGAGTTCTGCGATGCTGGCGTGCCTTCGGGGGTCGTTGCGGCGTTATCAGTCATCAGCGGTTCTGTCATTTGCGTTCTCCTTTACCATTTGTGGGTACAGCTCTGGGCAATGCGAGTGAATCAACGAAAGTGTTCTGTTGCCGAAATTTCGATTACCTTCTGCAAAGGCCATAGCCATCGAGTTGGTATTGAAAGACAAACGGAACACCCCTGCTTGATCCAGAAGACGCCAAACAATCCGACGCCCCCGCTTGTTGCTCATGAGCCACTTGAGATCTGCCTCTTCGTTTTCACGCACCAGCTTCTCACGGAGCTTTTTGTCAGCTTCCGTGCGCTCGATGCCGCGAGTGTCTAGAGGATCGTAATTACTCATGGTGACAATCTATCCACGGCACATGTTGATACGGGCACCATCATGCAGCCACATTTACGTTTCATCGTTCTTAATCAGGACACCCTCGACTTGCATACCGATTGGAGCGGGGACAGAGCACATGCACTGCCACTGGCAATCGGTCTTCTCGAGGTACGGGCGTGGCACTGTCTTTTCAGAGATGTATTCGCAATCGAACGGCGTTTGCAGCACGGCGCGAATGATGCCGGATGAGTTGATTGTGTAGGAGCGATAGAAAGCCTCCTGGTTGTTTTTCAGCAGCGTGAAGACGTTGACCTTGGCCAAGTAGAACGTGTAGCCAGCAGGCACTGTGTAGACCGTCATGGCGCTTGTTCCAGCGTTGATTTTGATCTTTGCGTACTCTGCCGTCTTGCCACTATTACCCAGGCTGATCACGCCCACAGGATTGACGCCATCGATCACCGTAATACCAATGATTCGTAGGTAGCTCTTCACCGTGGTGACGCCGGTCGTGCCGTTCGTGAGCAGCAGATCCTCGTTGATCATTGCGTAGTTGGCATCGAGGCCATTGATACGAATGAGCACAGCGGTGTCCGATGCGCTTGAACTCCATAGCAGCATTTGCCCTGCCGCTGCTGGGAATGTGTACGCCGTGGCGTTCTCCCAGATTGGCATAAACGTCGTACCAACGGCCGCTTGATAGCCGGCAATGTTGAGCGACGTGTGGCCACCAACCAGGCCGCGGGCCAGTTGAAGCTTTAGCTCC